CCTGTTGCCGATACACCAGTCAGAGCAACAACCGCATCAGCAGTTACAACTACAGAACCAACAAGTCCAGATGCTGATACACCTGTTAAATCAACAAAAACGTTGATCGCAACAACAACAGAACCGACATCACCGTTAGCAGACACCCCAGTAACTGACGCTACTGCTTCAGCAGCGACAGTCACAAACCCAACTTGACCAGTAGCCTCTAGCCCCGTAACAAGAACATCGGCTCCTGCTACGATAGCAACAACACCGACTTGTCCGGTGGCTTCTATGCCTGTGACGGATACATCCGCACCTGCGGCAACCGCTACCGTCCCAACAGATCCGGTGGCAGACACGCCCGTGACATTGACAGTAACACCACCACCGGGAGAAGCCTCAAACAGCCAGCCGAGACTGCCGTTGTTGGTGGAATTAGTGCCAGCGTACCAAGTCATAGCGGATATGCCCTGACACCAGTGATTGTCAAATAATTTACATCAGCGGCAGTCCCCGATCCAGTAAAAACAAGCGTCCCAGGCGAAGCAGCAGATGTACCTTGTACAGTCAGGATGTTTCCTGCTGTACCAGTAGCAGTCCACGATGTAGTGATCCGCTGGGTAGTCGTGCCGATGTTGATTGTGTTTGCACCAGCAGCGGTGCTGCTAATCGTTTTGAACGTGTTGTTGCTAAAGAGTGTCAAAGTACCAGCACCGCCTTGGTTCAGCGTGATGTTGGTGTAAGAAACATCGCCGCCAAAGAAGTTCTTAGCCGAAGCAGAGGTCAGAGAGATTGTGCCGGTGCCGGTGACGGTGAGGTTGGTGGAGGTGGCGGTGTTCCATCCTCCTGTTCCTGCTAAAACCCATGTTCCAGAACCTATGGCAATGGTTCTAGTGTTAGAGTTAGTAGATGAAAAACCGCTTGACGCGCCAGATAAAGTTACGTTAAACCCATCAGCATCAAAAGTTCCTGCGGTTACTGTAAAAGCAAAGCCTGCGCTTCTGTCGCAAACAAAAGCATCTTGCAATGTCACTGAACCACCGGGCGTATCGATCGTAAAACCTTGCGTAAAAGTCTTGCCAGCACTCGTAATCGTCTGACTGCCTCGGCCAGAAAACGTCAAGGCTCCGGTACCCGTCAGCGTCGTGCCAGTCCCGTTGACCCAGTTGCCGTAGATTTGAGGAGTGGTCGATCCCGTTGCCAGCGTCACCGTGTTACCAGTCCTCAACGACATATCAATTGTGCCGATGTTATAGGACTGATCAACTGTAATCGTGCTGCCGGATGCTGGATACGTTGCAGCAGGGAAAATCACCGTATCTTGAGCCAGAGGGAATTGCGTAACATCCGCTGCGCCACCTTCCGTAGCAGACCAGCCAGTAGACGATGACCAGTTGGCTGATCCAGTCGAGCGGACATAAACGGTTTTCCCAGCAACAAACGTAATCCCGCTGTTGCCCTTGCAGTCGCCCAGTCGAGTACCCGACACAGGAGCAGCAGCTCCAGCTATGGTGATGTCTCGAAAGTCTACGTCTGTGCCGGAGAACGCAGCGGTAGTGATCGTGCGTATGGTTCCAATCGTGTCAGAGCGGACGAAGTGACGCATCGTGGCATTGGTGCCAGCGGAGAGAGTTAGCGTACCGGTGACGGTTTGGTCTGCGGTGAGAGAGATGTTCTTTAGACCAGCAGACGTGATGCCGGTAAATGACAGGTTGTTAAAACTGTTTGCGCCGTTGATTGTGACGGTTCCGGCACTGGTGCTGGTGAAGCTGACGTTGTAGAAGGTTTGGTTGTTGCCAGATAAAGTTGGCGAGGTAGCAGAACAATTGATCTGAGATGTGCTTGCGGTAACGGTCAAGTCTGCCCGAACAGCTTCAGTAGTTCCAAAATTAATAACGCTGGATAGGGTTGTAGTGCCAGAACCAAAATTTATAGATCTAGCGTTTGTGCTTGAATTAGATGCAATCAGTCCAGCAGTAACATTGTATGAATTAAAATTTAGACTGCCACTTGTAAGTGTAATTGATTCTGTTCCAATGTTTAAGGCGCTCCCCAAACTCCAGCCGCAATCAACACCATTAACATTAATAGCACTCGCCAGCGTCACCCCGTTCGTTGTAAACGTCAGCCCAGTCGAGTTGCTTGATAGCGTCATCGCTCCGGTATACGTCCTCGTCAGCCCCGTAGCAGGCAGCGTCACGTTGCCATGTATCCCGACCATCGCAGTCGTTCCGGCGAGCGTCACGTTACCCACAAGCGGCCCAGCAATAGTCAGGGACTTCATCCTGATGCCGCCGGTCACAGCGTTCACCGTAGCGGTGTAGGCAGTCGCGTTAGACGCCGAGTCAAACACCACGTCATCGTGGCTACGGGGCACAGAAGCACCAGATCCGCCACCAGATCCGGTAGACCATCTCGCAGTATCCGACCAGTTGCCCGTTCCACCGACCCAATAGCGAGTGGAATCTGCTGGTTTAGCAGTACGGTAGACAGGTGCTCCGGCAGATCCAGTGGAGTTAGCCCCAGCGTAGAACTCACCGGGGCTTGTGGCTGCAAACCCAATGCTACCCATCGCAAGGTAGTCAATGCCCGAGGTACATGCGCCAGCGAGAACGTGAGAAGTTCCCGTACCCGTCAGCGTGACCACGTTGCCTACAGTGCCAGTAACAGTCCACTTGCCAAAAGTCTGGGTAGTGGAGCCTAGAGCGATGGTATGCGCTACGGTTTTGGTTGAGGCAAGTTCGGTGAATTGGTTGTTGCCGGTGATTGTGAGGGTTGATGTGCCTGTTGTTCCACCGATGGTGAGTTTGTTGTAGGAAAGACCACCACCTGCAAAGGTACGAGCAGATGTGCTGGTGTCAGACAGGACGATGTTGGCGGTGCCTTTGTAGAAGTTTAGGTTTGTTGTGTTTGCAAAACTCCAAATTCCAGTGCCTATATCTGTCAATGTCCAAGTTCCTGACCCCATTTTTAACGTTCTAACTGACGTCGAAGAATCTGCTGTCCAGCCTAACGGTGTTACGTTATAAGTAACGGCATCAAAAGTGCCGCTATTTAGTGTTATAATTCTCGCGGCAGATAAGGCATCTGCAAGTTGTGTTATTCCTGAAACAGAATCAATTATCACCGGGCATCCAAACTGAACGCCGTTGCTGGTAATGGTTTGTGTACCGCGCTTGGAAAAAGTAATCGTACCGGTCGTGCTGCTCGATGTAACTCCAGTACCAAACAGCCAATTACCGTAAACCGTTGGCGTATTCGTGCTGGTTGTCAGCGTCATTGCACTCGTTCTAGCCGAGGCATCAAACGTGCCGATGTTCCACGCAGTGTCAATTGTGATCGTGCCAGTCACGCTGCCTGTGTTATCAAACACCGCCGTGTCTTGGGCTAGCGGAAACTGATTGATGTCCGGTGTACCACCAGATCCTGTACACCACGCCGTAGCACTCCAGTTCTGAGCGCCTGCAAGGTTCCAGTAGACGGTCTTAGCAGCAGGAAACGTGATCCCAGAGTTCCCGCCGCAGTCACCTGCTCGGGTCGGAGATGATCCCGCTGCTGTGCCAGCGATGGTGATGTCTCGGAAGTCGCAGTCTGTTGCGGAGAGAGTGCCTACGGTAAGAGTGCGGGTAGTTCCGAGGGTATCTGAGCGGACAAAGATGCGACGGATTGGCGATGCTCCGGCGACGGTGAGGGTGCCGGTGATGGTTTGATTATCACTAATATTTACAAATCTAAACCCAGCGCTTGCTGGGGCGGTAATTGTTAAATTATTAAAAGTGTTAGCCCTGTTAAATGAAGATGCGCCGCTTGCTGCGCTGCTAGTTATTGCAACATCGTAAAAAGTTTGCCCACCACCTGAAAACGCCTGGCCTATTGTCCCCGTACAAGATATTGTCGATGTTCCGGCATTAAAAGTAAGGTTTGTGCTAATAGTGAATATTAGGTTAGTACTTAACGTCACCGTACTCGACCCAAGCGTAATCGTCCTGATGTTTGAGTTACTAGACGATAGCGATCCAGCCGTGACATTAAAGTTCTTGGTGTCAAACGTGCCGTTGGTAACGGTGAGGGTTTGTGACCCAATGTTCAGAGCATCAGCAAGCTCGACGGAGCCACCGTAGGAATCAATGGTGATTGGTTGGCTAAATGTCTTTCCGGCACTGGTGATAGTTTGTGTGTTGCGCCCTGAGAATGTCAGAGAATTCGTGCCAGAAAGCGTAGTTCCAGAACCGTTTAACCAATTACCATAAACAATTTGACCAGCAAAAACATTTATTGTCATCGCACTTGTGCGACCCGCCATATCCACCGTGCCTGTATAAGGCACAGCAGAATCCATCGTAATCTGACCAGTCACTGAACCTGCGTTTGTAAACGTAGCGGTATCCTGAGCGAGCGGGAAGTTGTCGGTTGAGGGTGTCCCGGTAGACGTTGTTGCCCAACCATTAGCCGACCAGTTTTGTGCGCCAGCAAGGTTCCAATACACCGTCTTAGGCGTATCAAACGTAATCCCTCGGCATCCACGCAAGTCACCGATGCGAGTACCAGAGATCGGCGCAGCAGTGCCAACAACGTAGATGTCCCGGAAGTCTGCGTCTGTCAGACTCGGTGCGCTGTTGATGGTGAGAGTTTGGGCTAGACCGTAGGTGGCCCCACGGAACCAGACGCGACGGTTGCCTGCGGTGCCGGTGGTGGAGAGAGTGCCGTTGATGGTTTGACGAGCATCAAAGGTAAGTTGCGCAACTCCAGCGGCTGCGGGGGCAGAAACGGTTATGTTATTAAATGTGTTTGCGCCAGATATAACTCGTGTTCCAGCGCCTGTACTAGTAAAACTAACATTATAAAATGTATTTCCAGAAAAAGGCGTTAAATTGCTTCCGGAATACAATCCAGCGGCTGCGGCAGATAAAATTATGGTAGAAGTACCTGCATTTAAAGTTAAATTTGTATTACTAGCAGAATTCCAAGAAAGTGATGAACCACTTAACGTAACCGTACTGCTACCCAGATTGATCGTCCGTGTGTTGCTGTTGCTGGACGACAGGGATGTAGCAGTGACATCGTTGTTGTTGGTGGTGAAGGTGCCTGCGGTTAAGGTGATGGCACCAGAACAAGTCAACGTGCCGCCAAGGCTCAGTGTCGCAGCAGCAGCGTTGATCGTGACTGAAATGACCGATGCGTTGTAGTTTGTGGTGATCGTTGGCGAACCAGAGTTGCCATCAATCGTTACATCATCCGCAGCACCGGGAACAGACGCACCACCAGCCCCGCCCGAGGTGGCAGACCAGTTGGCAGTGTTGGTTGTACTCCAAGTGCCGGAACCACCGACCCAAAATCGAGCGGCCATGTCAAGCCTTCACATAACGAACGCCATCAATCTCGATGTACTCAGGCTCTTGCTCCACAGGAGGAGCAGTGACAATCGCAATCCAGTTGTCCCGGCGCTGTTCTTTCATCGCTTGGATTTCAGCGTCACTTAGACCGTGATCATCCGGCAGGTGAAGTGCGTCAGCAAACTTGCCATGTGGTGTTTCAAATGAGAAGTCAATCTTGATCATGCCAACCTCTTACGCAATGCGAATGATTGCATTAGACGCATCAGCAGTCGGGAATTGCACAACAAAATCACCATTTGTGCTGGTCTTGTCAGATCCAAAGTCAAGCACAGCAATCGCTCGATTGGACTTGCTGCTGTTGTAGATCAATGCACCGCGAGCAGTGAATGATGCACTTGACCAAGTGCTATCTGAGAAGTCTACAAACGCAGTTGTGCCACTGGACGAGATTGTAGCTCCTGAGAGCGTGTTTCCTCCGGTGGTGTACCCGTTACCATTAGCAACCTCATCCGTGCTGCTGTAGGCTGTTGTAGAGGCTCCAAGTGTGGCCGATGATGTGAACAACGCGATTTTGATCGTATCTGTATCAAGATCGTGTGTGCCACCAAGAAGCTCCGTCTTGAAGCTGGTACACATTGCTTGGGTGATAGCCATGATTTACCTCTTCTGAACTGTCATAACCATAGGATTGCCAGAATACTCTGCCTGCTCATCCGATACAGTGAGATCCTGCAAAGACCGCTGAAACAATGCCGCCCATGTCTGAATCCTGGCATCATTCATCAGATATGGCTCTGCTTCTGTCAGCGCACCATAAAGCAGAAGATCAGGACAAACACTCGTAAATGTGTTCGTGCTTGTGCTGTCACTCAAAAACGTCGGCGCAGCGTAATACAACATCCACAGCGTGTAGTTGCTGTCTGCCACAGGAGCAAACTGCATTTCCTCTGACAGGATGGTGTAGGCGACAGGCTTGCCGCTCTCAGTCACCCGCGCATTCCTGGTGAACGAAGCAGGAGACAGGTATCCGATGGGGATCTCTGGATTGCCATCCAGATACAGGTTACGCATCTGGAGGAAGTCGCTTGGCAGACCGACAGTGCTATCACCACCAGTCATCGTCGTGCTAGACAGCTTTAGCATCTCGCGGATGCGAAGCTGCCTACGCAGACGGATCTCAGCCAGCCGGATAAAGTCAGGAATCTGGCTACTTAGATCGCTTCTTGCGAGATAGTTTGCGACCGTTGTTTTGAGGTCGCTGTAAGTTGCTAGGGCCATGCTTTACGTCATCCCATCCAAAGGTCTTGACGCCAATATGTCCGATGTGCATTGACAGTTCATGGTCAACAAACACCGGAATGTCATTCTCCATGCACCGGACGCAGAACGTAACATCCTCACCGATGACATTGCCGTGATCAGTCCAGATGACATCAAACCACGGTCTAGGGATCTTCTCAAACACTTCCCTGTTGACAAGTGTAACCGCAAAACCCACTGCGGTCACCTGTTCAACACCCTTCTTCCCCCTGCTTTCAACCTTATGCCAGACCTGTTTCGGCTCTCCTGGCTTGCCGTTGAGCATCTCCCGCTCAATCTTAAGGTTCAACGCAGTCGGCAGAATCGGCTCTCTACGCGTTGTAGCGTTAACACCGCAGATCGGTACTTGCCTCGCCTGAAGGATCTCCAACGTGTCAGCAGGGAACCGCTGATCAGAGTCAATCCACAGAACTTGGTCTGCCCCCCATTCCAGAGCTTCCTGCGCCAGTTTCTCACGCTGAGTGAAGATCAGCGTTCCTGGCATCTGCAACAGTTGTATTTCGTTCTGACCCCGTTTTGCCTCGTATCCGACCAATCTTGCTAGGTCAAAACAGAATCCGCTCATCACCTCGTCCCGACATGGGACACAGATTGCAACCTTCATGCTCCTCCTTAAACGCTTCCTGGGTAAGTCCTCCAGACTCGGTTATCAGGGTCATTCAACCAAGCCTTAAATCGTTTTTCGTCTGTCACCATGAATCCACGCATGATGCCCATCTTGTTGAGGACATCAATCACCGTGTTTGGAATCCTGGCAACATGGGTCAACACATCGTCAACCTTCTTGGTTGCAGCGTTGACCTGTTGTTTGTTTGCTTCAACGATGTCAGACACATCCTGCTTTGTTGTCAGGATGATCTGATCATCTTGCAGTGTCGCTACGGTGTAGCGTGTATCGCTAATGCTGAATAAGTCTTTCATGCAAAAAGAGGGAGCAGGTTTCCCCACTCCCTCCCATCAGTCATTACTGATTACAGAGCCGGATTCAAATCGGCTACGATGCCATGCGCTGCCTCGTTCCGCATCTCCAGCGTGAACTCAGCGAGCAACTGGGTCTTCTCAGCATCGCCGGTCTTAGCCAGATCATTCGTTGCAAACGGACGCAGATACGCAATCGCAGCGTATTCCGGATCAAGCAGCAGTGCATCCCGAGTACGCATGAAGCGATCCGGGGTGACCGACAGCGTACCAAAGTCGCTCATGTAGACATCAGCAGCACCGATGATGGTCGTCGGCTGGTCACCAGGAGCCATGTATCGCTGTGCAGCGATACCAGCGAAACTCGACACCTTCTGCTTCAACCCGCTGTTGACCACCAGCAGTTTTGGATTGCCACCCGAAACAAACACCTCGGCAACAACATCCTTCAGCAGCGTCTCGGTGAAGGTACGGGTAGCACCATCCGATCGAGTCGAGACACCAATCGTCGTCGGATCAGTGCCAGACGTACCAGCGGAAGTGTTGGTCTTCAGCCAGGACAGAATCGCACCGAGTTTCCGAGCGGTGGTGGACGAACCAGCAGTCTGCCCTTGGTTGGCAGTGATGATGGTTTCCATGTCGCGCTTCAGCTCAGACGCAGCCTTGGAAAGCTGATATGCCTTCTCCGACTTCCGGCCAGCCTTGTTAACGGCTTCGAGGGTGTTGGAGATGCTGATCGTCTTTTGAACGATCTGCGTATAGTTTCCAAGACGAACAGTCGGGCTGATCGTGGTAGCAACAGCATCAGCGCCCTCAACCGCAGCGTTTGCAGTCGTAGCAGCAGCCAGCGAATCGCTTTGCCATTCGTG